CGACGCGCACCGGGTGCTGTCCTCCGAATCGAGCGCCGAGCCGGGGCAGTGGCGCACCGCGCGCGTGCCGTACCTGCGGCCGATCATGGACGCGATCACGGACCCCGACGTCGACCTGCTTGCGCTCGAGTGCGGGAGCCAGTGCGGCAAGTCGGAGGTGATCCTCAACGCGATCGGGCGCGCGATCGACATTGCGCCCGGCCCGCTGCTCCTCGTGCAGCCGACGCTCGACGACGCGCGCAAGTTCTCGCGCCATCGCATCACCGGCATGCTGCGCGACACGCCCGCGCTGCGCGGCAAGGTCCGCACGTCTCGCGTGAAGGACGCGAGCGCGAGCACGCTCTTGAAAACCTTCGCCGGCGGCCATGTCACGCTCGCCGGCGCGAACAGCCCGAGCGGGCTCGCGTCGACGCCGATCCGCGATCTCTTCGGCGACGAGATCGACCGCTGGCCGCGGGAGGCGGGCGATGAAGGCGATCCGTGGGACATCGCCGACAAGCGCACGACGACGTTCTGGAACCGCACGCGCGTCGCGGCGTCATCGCCGACAGACGAAGGCGCCTCGAAGATCCACAAGCTCTTCCTGAGCGGCGACCAGCGTCGGTTCTTCGTGCCGTGCCCGCACTGCGACACGCGCTTCGTGCTGTGCTGGCAGAAGCCGGTTTCCGGCGTCGTATGCGGCTTCGTGAAGTGGCCGGAGGGCCGGCCGGAGGCGGCCTACGTCGAGTGTCCGGGCTGCGCGCGCCCGATCGCGCACAGCGCGAAGCCGTGGATGCTGGCGCGCGCCGAAGACCGGCCGACGCGCCCCGAGCAGGACGGGCCGCCCGCGCCGCGGACGCGCTCGTTTCACGTGAGCGCGCTCTACTCGCCCTGGATCTCGTGGGGCGCGCTCGCCGTCGAGTTTCTGACGGCGACGCGCGACGGCCGGGAGGCGCTGAAGGTCTTCGTCAACACACGTCTGGCCGAGGTCTGGAAGGAGCCCACGGGGCAGATCGCGCCGAACGTGCTGCTCGAGCGGCGCGAGCGCTACGAGCCCGAGGTGCCCGCGGGCGCGTGCTGCCTCACGCTCGGCGTCGACGTCCAGGACTCCTGGCTCGAGTGGCGCATCGACGCGTGGGGCCCGGGCGAAGAGTGCTGGCTCGCGATCGACCTGAACCGAATCCCCGGCGATCCGTCGCGTCCCGAGCCGTGGAAGGAGCTCGAGCAGGTCCTGCGGCGGACGTACCGCCACGCGTGCGGCGCCGAGCTGCCCGTCCTCGCGACGTGCGTGGACACCGCCGGCCACCGGACGAACTACGCGTACGACTTCGTGCGTCGCCACGCCGAGCGCCGGGTGTACGCCACCATCGGCCGCGCCGGCGTCTGGCCGTGGGGCCTCGTCTCCCCGCCGTCGCCGAAGCGCAGCGGTGACAACCCGCGCCCCGTGGAGCTCTACACGATCGCCGTCGACACGGCGAAGTCGCTCCTCGCGTCCGGGCTGCGCGAGACGCAGCCGGGCCCGGGCTTCATCCACCTGCCGCGGCGCGTGGACGTCGCCGAGGAGTTCTGTGCCCAGCTCGTGAGCGAGCGCGCGGTCACGCGAATGGAGCGCGGCCTCGCGGTCACGCGCTGGGAGAAGACCCGTCCGCGCAACGAGCAGCTCGACCTGTGGTCGCTGTCGATCGCCGCGCTCCGGCTGCTACGGCCGCGCTTCGAGGACATGGCGCGGGTGCTGGCCGAGTACCAGCTCCCCGCCGCCGCGCAGCCGTCTGCACTCGCCCCCACGCCGGCGCCCGCGCGGCCCGGCTCGCAGATCATCCGCTCGCGCTACCTGGCAGGAGGCTGACGATGGCGTACACCGAGGCGCAGGCTGAGACTCTCCGGACCGCGATCGCGCGCGGGGTGAAGCGCGTCCGGTACGCCGATCGCGAGGTCGAGTACGCCGACCTCGACGCGATGCGGGCGGCGCTCGCGGACATGGAGGCGGCGCTCGCGAGCGCGAACTCGCAACCCCGGCAGTTTCTGGGCTACTCGCGTAAAGGTTTGGCATGAGCTGGCGCCAGACGATCGTCCGCGGGGTGGCGCGCGTGCTCGGCGTGCGAAACGAAGCGTCGGCCTTCGAGGCCGCGGGGACCGGGCGCCGCGCCCGGTCGTGGGTCAGCAGTACCGTCGGCCCGAACGCCGGGCTCCTGGGCAGCCTCGCGCTGTTGCGCGCGCGCTCGCGCGCGGCCGTGCGCAACGACGGCGTCGCCAGCGGCATCATCGCGGATCTCGTCAGCGATCTCATCGGCACGGGAGTGCGTCCGCTCTCGCAAGCGCCGGACAAGGCGTTCCAGGCCGAGGTCCAGCGGCTGTGGGCGCGGTGGTCGCATGAAAGCGACCCGGAGGGCCTGCACTCGATTTACGGACAGCAGGCGCTCGTCGTGCGCGCGATGGCCGAGGGCGGCGACACGTTCGCGCGGTTCCGGCCGCGCCGGGCGAGCGACGGGCTCTCGGTGCCGCTCCAGCTCCAGATCCTCGAGGCCGAGGTCTGCCCGAGCGCGCACACCGGCATGTACGGCGGCCACAAGATCCGCGGCGGCATCGAGTTCGATCCGATCGGCCGGCGCGCGGCGTATTACTTCTACCGGCAGCACCCCGGCGAGGCGCTAGATCTCGATACCTCGCGGCTGCTCCGCGTGCCCGCCGACGAGGTGCTGCACGTGTACCCCGTGCTGCGGCCGGGGCAGATCCGTGGTCTGCCGCACCTCACGCAGGCGCTCGTGCGGCTCTACGAGCTCGACCAGATGGACGACGCCACGCTCGTGCGGGTGAAGCTCGCGAACATGTTCGTCGGCTTCTACATCCCGCCGCCGGGCGACACCGGCGCCACGACCAACCCGATCACGGGCGAGACGACGATCACGCGCGACGCCAACGGCATGCCGGAGCTGATCTTCGAGCCGGGCACCCTCCAGCGCACCCAGTCCGGGGCCGAGCTGAAGTTCAGCGAGCCGCCTGACGCCGGCGACGGTTACGACGACTTCATGCGGCGCCAGCTCCGCGCGGCGGCGACGGCGGCGGGGACGTCGTACGAGATGCTCACCGGCGACATGCGCGACGTGAACGACCGCACCGTGCGCGTGCTCGTAAACAAGCTCCGCCGCCGGCTCGGCCAGCTCATGGCGCACGTCGTGGTGGATCGCTTCTGCCAGCCGACCTGGGAGCAGTGGTTCGACGCCGCGCTCTACTCCGGCGCGCTGCGCCCGCCCGCGGCCTACTACGACGCACCGGATCTCTGGCGCGCGGTCCGCTGGCAGGGGCAGCGCCACGAGTATCTGAATCCGGTCCAGGACGTCGAGGCCACGCGCACGGAGGTGCGGTCCGGCCTCACGAGCCTCTCGGCCGAGATCACCGCGCGCGGCGAAGATCCCGACCTGGTCTTCGAGCAGCTCGCCGCGGACCAGCGGCATCTGCGCGAGCTCGGCGTCGTCGTGGAGTCGGACGCCGCGGTGCCGCTCAGCAAGGGGCTGCCGGACACCGCGCCGGCCGGCGACACGCGACCCTGAGCCCGGCGCTGGCCGCCCACGAGGTCGAGCGGTACTACACGCTGAAGCAGGCCGCCGAGCGGCTCGGATTCCCGACCCCGCACGCGCTGCGGATGTACGTCAAGCGTCGCCCCCACCTGGCCCCGGAGTACCGGAAATCGCGCCGCGGGCCGCTGATGCTGCTCACCGAAAAGCAGCTCGACGTCATCCGCGCCGAAAACGTGTCAAGCGAAATCTAGCCTTCACGCACCCTTCACTCAACCCTTCACGCACCCTTCACTCAACCCTTCACGCACCCTTCACACGCGGCCCGCCCGCCGCGAACCCCGGGGTAATGATCGGCGCGTCATGCAGCGCCACATGCCCACGGGGGATGCCTGATGCCGATGCCGCGCCAGTGGTACCGCTTCGCGCTCGCGGACGGCGACGCGCCGGCGGTCGCCGATCTCTACATCTTCGACATGATCGGCGGCTGGATCGACGACTACTGGCAGCTCGACGGCGTGACCACCGCGAAGACGTTCCTCGACGAGCTTGCCAAGCTGCCCGAGTCTGTGAAGACCCTGCGCGTGCACGTCAACAGTCCGGGCGGGGACGTCTACTCCGCGGTGACGATCGCGAACATGCTCCGCGCGCAGAGCACGGAGAAGAAGCGCACCGTCGAGATGTCGATCGAGG